TTTCGCCGTTATTAATAAACGTAATTCCCGCCGTTTCCGTCGTTTAATCCCGGACGTAATAAATAGTTTGAACCGGGGAACATTCCCCCAAAAGTACCTTAATGCCTACAATACCGACGGCGTTAATGTAACGGTTCAACAAAATAACGCCCCGGATTTGCGGGATTTGAAAGACGATGTTAGAGAGATTAAGGAACAGAACCGCCGCCGTCGTTATACCGATGGCAACGGCAATGTTATTGAGATTTACAAGAATTTGACACGTAAAATAAAAAATTAATATGAACCCGATTTATAGACATTCATTTGTAAGTGCGCTGTTAGCAAATGGCGCATTTGCATCAACAACGGGAATGATTGATGGGAATAATGATAACTATTTTTATACTCGTAATTTTATCCCGATTAGTAATGTATATCCCCGAAAAATATATCAAAGTTTTAGTTCCTATTCGGGGGGGGTATTTTATGATAGTGATAAAAAATATATTGGAGGTTGGGGGAGCAACCCGCCGGGAACAATAACGGAATTTGATATACCTAATAATGCCGCCTACATTCGTTTTAATATTTTAAAAAGTCAATATATTAACGGGACGGCATGGTTGAAATTAGGAACATTGGACGCCCCGAACGTCTTACAAGGTCAAACCGTGCATCCGATTTATAAGGACGATTTGGCAAAGGAATACGAATTAGAAACGAACCAACGGTTTTATCGTGCCAAGTTATCCGGCAAAATTACCTTTGTCCGGGACGATTACGACTACATTAACCGCCAATCATTCGACAATGAATTTTTGTATAGCATTGAAAAGAGCGACGACGGCGGGCGTACATGGTTCCAATACTTTCAAGGCAAGTTTATGAAAACCGATTGCACGTTTACCGATTACGATAAAAAGGTTGTTGTACAACCGGACGCAATCGACGATTATAACGACGTGTTGGCGGGATTGGAAAAGGAATACAATTTAATAACGTTAGCCCCGACAATCCAACGGATAACGATAAACAAGCGTCCATTAATTCAAATATACGTTCCGGGGGATAGTGTTGTTTCTTGTTTTTTGGGCGGTACGAATTGGGAACAAGACGCAAACGCCACGACCGACCAAAACGCATTAGTACAAACCTATCATTTTGCTTTGTGCAATATATTGAAAGAAATACAAATTACGTCCAACGGTTCCCCGGCGGTAATATCCGGGCTTTATACCGGACGAATGGCGACGGGTGCAAGTGCGGACGCATTCGAGGGGAAATTATACCCGGAATCGAATGTTAATTATTATATCTATATTTCACAACAACGAATTGACGGTGTGCCGTTTGGGGTTGCATTAGTTGAGATACGCCGACAATCGGACGACGTGGCAATGTTTCGTTATCAAAAGGTAACACAAGAACCGTTTGATACGTTGGAGTTTGATTTAACCGCCGTTGAGGGTTCCGGGGCAACCGGGACAATGCACGCAGATATGAAAAGTTATAATATATATGCCCGGTATTTGTGCGATGTGGAGAAAATCGACGAACTAAATACATATCCATTGCCCGCCGATGATATAGTTGATAATAACCGTAATTATAGGCGTGCGATTGGTTACGCAATCGACGTGGCGTTTATTTCAAACAATTTTTCAGACACCCCGACCGAGTGGGGATTAGCGGACAACGGAAAGTATTTTGCGCCGCCTTATTCCATATACGGGCAAACGTTTTATCCAATAGCCCGGTCAACGTGGCGTTATGCGTCGTTATGGTTTGGGTTTTATTTGATGGATTGGATATTAGAGAAAAAAGCACGAAAAGCATATACTTTGCGGGATGCGTTCCCGGTTGCGTCTTGTATATCCGTTTTGCTCAATCAGATTGCACCGGGTATAACACACGCAGCCACGGCTGAATACAGTCAATTTTTATACAGCGGTAACAACCCAATATCCGGGTTGAATTTCCGTTTGCTTGTATCACAGAAAACCAATATTATAAACGGGGAATATCAGCAACCCGCACAAAAAGCCCCGACGACCTTACAACAATTTACCAATATGTTACGGGATTGTTTTAAATGTTATTGGTTCATTGAGGACGGCAAATTTAAAATCGAACATATCCAATATTTCCGCAATGGCGGTTCCTATTCCGGCGGGGCTATATTAAGCCACGATTTGACAAAGGAATTGAATTTGCGCAACGGGAAACCGTGGGCGTTCAACACGTCGGAATATTCGTTTGATAAGGTCGATTTGCCGGAACGTTACCAATTTGAATGGATGGACGACGTTACGGCGGCATTTGAAGGGTTGCCGATACAGGTAATTAGTAAGTATGTAACGCCCGGAAAGGTTGAGGAAATTAATATATCAAATTTCACGTCCGATATTGATATGATGTTATTAAACCCCGGCAATATGAGTTCGGACGGGTTCGCCTTGTTTGCCGCCGTTCCGCCAACGTCCGGGTCGCAATGGATATTGCCATTTACCCGCCAAACAATAAACGGCGTCGAATACTTTTTGCAAAACGGATATTTGGCGTTTATCAATTTGCAATCCCCGTATTGGATGTATGATTTACCCGCCCGTCGTGTATCAATAAACGGTTCCGAGGTTTACGCATACGGTATTGAGAGAAAAAAGAAACAAACGTTTAGTTTTCCGGCAAATGACGACCCAAACCCGATGCAACTAATAAAAACGTATATCGGTAACGGTCAAGTTGATAAATTAAGCGTAAATTTGTGCAGTCGTTCAATTAAAACAACTTTAAAGTATGACACCGAATAACAATTTGTCCGTATTGCCTTTTTATGAAAGCATACAATACCAAGATTATAAAAAATCGTATGCGTATGGCGATGTTTACCCGTTATTTACGCCTATAAATAAATTATTGCCGTTTCAAATCATACGTCCGACCCGTACCAATTCGATTACATGGGTGCGGATTTACGATTATAAATTAACCCGTGTTTTGGCAGATATAACAACGATGATGAAAGAAACCGGATTGCAGATTGTCCAGTTTGCTAATTACGGTTATGATGTTATTGTTTATCCGGGATTGTTGCCGTTATCTTTGGATTTACCGGAGGGGCGATATATGATTGCTATAAGCGACGGCGTACAAACGTTTTATTCGGACGTATTTACATGGATTTCCGGGGGAATGGATGGTTATTTGTGTGTTGAATGGAGCGACGCCGCCAATATGGAGGTTGACGGCGGACAAATCGTTTACGAGGGCGTCCAATTCAAAAACCGGGTTTACGTGTGTGCCGAGTTGGGAAAGCCGGAATATAAGTTTGAGGAAGAGGGTGAGGAACGGGACGGATATTTTTTCCCGGAAAAACAAATATCTGAAAAGACGTTCCGGTTTATCTTTTTAGCCCCGGAATACCTTTGCGACGTAATGCGGTTAATCCGCATGAGTGATTTTGTAACGGTTTACAGTCAAGGCAGGAAATACGATTGCGATACGTTTTTGATTACCCCCAAATGGCAAACGCAGGGCAATTTAGCGTCGGTTGAATGTGAATTTGAATGCGCAACCGTAGTTAAGAAAATCGGACGGGGCGTTATAATTCAAGATAAGGGAGATTTTAATAATGATTTTAACAATGATTTTTTAATTAGTTAGATTATGGCAAATTTTAATGAATTGAAAGCGGCGGTAAACGCTGTTATTAAACAAAACGGAAACGAAGAAATAACGGGTAATGTGTTACAAAATACATTAAATACGATTATTTCAACCGTTGGTAAGAATAGAACATTTGTAGGGATTGCGACGCCTTCAACAAATCCGGGTACCCCGGACGCAAATGTATTTTATTTGGCGACTGAACCCGGTATATATCCCAACTTTAGTGGGATTGAAGTAACGGAGGGAGTTGTAGTATTAACAAATAATGCGTCGAATACATGGATTGCACAAACAACAAATATTGCGATTGATAGCAATACATTTTCGGGATATGTGAGCGATAATGTAAACGATGCGGCGTATATTGACAATCTTAAATTGTCGGGATTATATATTAAAAAGTCACAAAGCCAAACCGCAAGCGAATATATATTGCATGTTCGCAATATGGGAGAAATAATATATCAAATGCGTATATATTTTAGCGATGGGCAACAATTAACATACGCTTTGCGTTCATTTGATACAAATACGCAAGTATGGAGCGCATGGAGTAATGCACGTTTGTTGGATAGTATTACGGATAAAGATGTAATATTAGGTTCGTTCAATGTATTAACAACAAGCGACCCAAACGCAGATAATTACATTGATAAAGTGCGCACGTCCGGGTTATGGGTGCGAGATACAAAAAAGGGCGGAAACCCGGTTATATATTTTATTAAACCGATTGGGGGCGTATGGTATCAAACACAAATGTATTATAATGATAGCGCAAAACTCGTATTTCGTGAACGGACATACAACAATGATACAAATACGTGGGGCGCATGGACGGAACGTTTTTTTAAATATGAAGATAATACATTTGATTTTGTGGGATTTATTGACCGCTCAAATGTAAATGCGGCAAATTATGAAGATAAGGTATTGACCCCCGGAATGTACACGACGGTTAAAAATAGCCCAACTCCGTTTATTTATTGGGTTAGTAATAAATCGGGTGTAATATATCAATCAAGGGTATATTTTACCGATGGATTTCAATTTAATTTTCAACAACGGCAATATGATAATAATACGCAAGCGTGGACGGATTGGGTACAATCATCTTTTGCCATGCAGTCCGTCCAATTGTTTAACGCAAATAATATTGACACAATAAAAAGCAACGGAGTATATTATAACTCACAAAGTCCGTCAATAGATACAACGGGAATGTTGTTTGTTTATCCGTCAACAATTGCAGGGTACAATATAACTCAAACGCTAATTCAAACGGATAAATTCAATAATACAGTATTCAAACAACGACATTGGTCTAATTTAGTAAATAATTGGACGGATTGGGGGACAAATCGTTTGGATGCTATGGAATTAGCGCAATTAGTCGGAAATGATGCCGTTGCGTTTGATTATTCAAGTTATCCACGTGTAGACGGTAAATTTATTCGGGTATTTACAAAAGAGATAGCGGATAATGTTAATTATTCGTATGTGGTAATTCCATTATCGACGTTTACGTCTAAAATGTTATTTATAACAACCGCTTATCAAGGTGAGGGAATGTTACCTATTAGTTTTTGGAGTTCTGACGATGTGACTAATCCGAATAATTTTGTAAGTCGTTCAAGTTTTACAACTTACAACGGTGCAAACGGTGCATACGTTGAGAATTTCCCCGTATCGTTATCCGTTGTTCCGTCAAATGCAACGCATTTAGTAGTATGTTGGAGTAAATCAGAATATCCCAACATGCAGATAAAACAATATAACCCGGATTTAATTAGACAGTTCGATAATGTAATTAATCGGACGCCGTGGTTTTTGGGACAACGTGAGTATGTATTAGGCAATAATTCATTATTGCAATATAAACGAGGGGTTGCAATGAATATAGGAGATTACAACCCATTAATATTTGTTGCCGGACAAAGCAACGCCGATGGTAGAGGCAATAAAGTAAACGCCCCGCAATGGTTGGTTGATATGAATTATAAAATTGATAATTATATGATGTGGAACCGTATTGCAGGTAAGTTCCAAGCATGGGAATTGGGGGTAAATACCGGTTCATACGCAAACAATAGTAATCAATTTGGATTTGATATTTTCTTTGCAAAAAAATGGTTAGATGCAAATCCGGGCAAAAAATTATATGCAATAAAAGAAACAGAGGGCGGAATACCTATTGGTTATCAACGTGCAGTAGACGAAACACGGTCGGCGTGCTGGTCGCCCGAAATTGAAAAAATACCAAGCGGCGAAAATTCAATGTGTCAACAAATGATTGAACGCATACATAAGGCATTTGCATACGCTAAACAAAATGGTATATTGTTATTGCCTCAATGTATATTGTGGCACCAAGGAGAGGCGGATATGACGGATATAAGACGCCCGGTTTTCAAAACTAACTTAGAACTTTTATTAGGTTGGTTGCGTGGTATATTTGGCAGCCCCGCAATGCCTATTATTAACGGGCAAATTTCCGATTATTATGTAACGACCTATCCGACAGATAATGCCAATATTGTTTTTTCTGAAATAAACAATATAGATAGTTATTTTAAAACTGTTAGCATGGCAGGGCAACCAACAGTTGACGGGATACATTTTACAGAAGCCGCCTATGAATATTTAGGAAATGCAATGTATGATTACTATAAGCAATTTATGTGGTAATAATCAAGCTGGGGAAACAATCCCCGGCATTAACTATTTAATAATATGGATAAACTATTTACGTGGGAACAATGGCGTATGATATTCGCCACGTCGTTAAGCCCGGTTTTAGCCTATTTAACCCCAACGGCGGGATTTATGTACGCATTGGTTATAATGTTTGCTTTCAATATTTGGGCGGGTATGCGGGCGGATGGGGTAAGCGTAAGGCATTGCAAAAACTTTCGTTTCAGTAAGTTTAAAAACGCATTGGCGGAATTGCTTTTATACGTGTGTATCATACACGTAATTTATTCCGTTATGCTGCAATGTGGCGACAATGACGCCGCCAAAGTAGTAATTAAATCGCTTACTTATGTTTTTATGTATGTGTATTTGCAAAACGCATTCCGCAACCTTATTAAAGCATATCCCACAAGGGTTGCGTTGCGTATTATTTACCACGTTATTCGGTTGGAATTTACACGGGTATTGCCGGGATATTGGCAACCGATAATTGAGAGATACCAACGGGAACACGATAGCGATATTATTAACGATAGAGAAAAGGAGGGCGAACAATGAACCAAACAGAGATTTTAAAGTATTTAGAGGGGCAAAAAACGACCCGTACGATTACGGATTTGACGGAATAGAGCACCGCAACCAAGCCGGACGCAAAAGTCAACGTTGATATTATCGACGGTTGGCACAAAGAAAGGGGATTTAAGAAGCAACCCCAAAGCGGGCGAATTTGCGGTTATCACTTTGTTGTATTGCCGGATGGGACGATTGAAACCGGGCGTTATCTTTCCGAGATTGGGGCGCACGTTTCCGGGCAAAATTCCCGATCTATTGGTATTTGTTACGTTGGCGGATTGGATGCCAACGGCAAAGCCGCCGAAACACGCACCCCGGAACAAAAGGAGGCGTTAATATGGTTATTATCCCGATTAGTTGTTATGTTCCCGGACGCAAAGATTAAGGGACACCGGGATTATTCCCCGGATTTGAACGGCGACGGTATAATTGAACCGTGGGAGTTTATAAAAGAATGCCCGTGTTTTAATGCGGCAATTGAATATAGTAAAATTTAATTTTGTGCCATTATGACAAAGAAAGACAAAAAGGAGTCGTTAATCATTTACACGGCAAACGCATGAAAAAGTATATAATATTGGCGGCAATCATTATGGCGGTTGCCGCCGCCTTTTGGGTACAACAAAGCCGTATTAAGCGATTGACCGCCGAACGGGATAAATACCGGAACAATACCGAAACGTTGTTGCAGGACGTCCGCACGTATCAAACAAAAGATAGTTTGAACGCCGCAAAGGTGGGTAATTTGGAGTTGAAATTATCCGAATATAAGAAGTACCGGGCGGACGATGCGGCGTTAATCAAATCGTTGCAGACTAAGAACCGGGATTTGCAAAGGGTTACGACTGCACAAATGGAAACGATAAACGAATTACGGGCGAACGTCCGGGATAGTATTGTATATTTGCCCGGCGACACGGTTACGACCGTATTACGTTGTATTGACATTGTGGAACCGTGGTTTGAGTTGCACGGATGCACAACGCCCGCCGGGGTATTTACCGGGACGCATATAAACCGGGATAGTCTGTTAATAGCGGAAACGGTGCAATATAAACGCTTTTGGGGGTTCCTTTGGAAAACAAAGAAGATAAAGAACCGGGAAATTGACGTTGTAAGCAAAAACCCGGCAACGCAAATATTGGGAGTTGAGTTTATAACGATAGAAAAATAATGCTTAAAACGGGAGTTGTACAAGTTGCAACCCCCGTTTTTTTTGATTTGCCCATTTTTAGCCCCGTAGAGGGCTTTTTTTGTTTAGGTGGATAAATTATATATCCAAGCGAAGAAAGTGGCTTAAATCGAAAATTCGCCCAAAATAACTATCTTTTGAACCAAAAGAAAAATTTTTTATGCGTTTTGCTCAAAATAAAAAGAAATTCTTTTGGTAATTAAAATAAAGGTTGTATATTTGCAATGTCAAACAACAACAACGACGGGGCGTTTTCCTCGAACATTAAAGCAAATCAAAATGGCAACAATTTACGACGGTTTGGAATATACAACAAAGCAAATCAACAGAACATTTAAAATCAAGGTTAACGGAATGTTCAACGGTAAAAAGATTAATACGTTGGTTGGCGTTTCCGGATTGATTAAATTGGTTGGCGTTGAAATGGCAAACAAATTATTGCGCCGTGCTTTTCGTTGTATGAATGACGCCGAACATTGCAAATTGCGCCGTGGTCTGAAAATATCTTTTTATTATTACTAAAACCGACCGGGCGGGTTCCCGGAATAAAAAACAAAGAATATGGAAAAGAAAAGAACGATTGCAACAGACATTGCAGAAATTGCACAGAGATTGGACGGACACGTAAATTTTGAAAGTATCAAATTTAGCCAAGTAATATTTGAGGACAGAAAAGAAACCGGGGTAAATGATTTGTATTTTATCGGAAAGAAATTTGGTATTTACTTTTATACAAGCCGTGCCGCAGTTGAAAATATTTGCTTTCTTAAAAAACAGCAAATACCAACGTATGTTGCAACAGAAAGTACGTGCAATATTTACGAAATTAAGTAATAAACAGCCGGGGGAAACCCCGGTTTAATTAAATAATAAATTATATGAAAGTATTATCTTTATTTGATGGCATGAGTTGCGGACAAATAGCACTCAATGAGTTGGGGATTATCCCAGAAATGTATTTAGCGGCAGAAATTAAGCCCCATGCAATCAAGGTTACACAAACCAATTTCCCAAATACAATACAATTGGGCGACGTTAGGGAAATAGAATTTGAGGGGGGGCAAATAGTGAGCCAAAATGGTAAATTCAATGTAGGAAACATTGATTTATTAATTGGCGGTTCCCCGTGTCAAGATTTAAGCGCATTGCGTCGCAACCGTGAGGGATTAAATGGAAAGAAAAGTTCTTTGTTTTACGAATGGTTGCGCATAAAAGAACAAATTAAACCACGATATTTTTTATTAGAAAACGTGGCTACAATGAAAGATGATGATAAACAGATTATAGATGATTTATTGGGGGTTGATGGGGTTTATATAAATTCGTCTTTGTTTTCCGCACAATTAAGAAAACGTTATTATTGGACTAATATTCCATTTGACAAAGAAATACAAGACAAAGGGATTGAGTTACAAAGTATTTTAGAAAGTGGGTTTACAAATAGAAAGAAAAGTGTTTGTATAGTAAGAAACTATGCCGGAAGTGTTCAAAGTTCAAACGTTGAAAGTTTTAAAAGAATGTGCAATCAACGGGCGAAAAAAGGATTTTTAACCGTGGTATATGAAGAAAAGGACAATCCGGAATCAGTACGTTTGTTTACAAGAACAGAGTTAGAGAAATTACAGACCGTCCCGTTGGGATATACAAATTGCGTTGATTATATGGCGGCGGCTGATTTGTTGGGCGATGGTTGGACGGTAGAAGTTATAAAACATATATTTAAAGGATTGAAATAATAATCCGGGGAGAAATCCCCGGTTTAATTCTTAAAATCATGCGGTACGCATTAAGAAAGCAGGATAAAATAAAAGAGGTATTGGGAAAAGAGTATTTGGAAAATAATATTCTGCAAATCCTCAATAAATACTTTAAAAGTAATAACGACGCAAAGACAATAAGGAAAGCAGTTTTAAAAACCGGATATTATGGCGAGGTTTACAGATTGTTGTATTATCAGAATTTGAAATAAAAGAACCCCCGGCGCATACATTTTGCACCGGGGGCATTTTCGCAGTAACCGAGAGCGATATTTGGTTTATGCGGTTCACAAAAATAGCAATTTTCAATTGCACGACAAAGGATAAAATAAAAATAAGCAGCAAATAAAAACAATTATCTTTGGTAATTAAAAAAAATATTTGTACTTTTGCAATGTAATTAAAGCCCACGCACGGGGATAGTGCGAATTATTATGATAGTAAAACAAAGCAATGAATTATCATTTTTGGCAAATGCAGCCGGAAAGACTGAAAAAGAAGTTAGCAAACAAATTGTTGGCGAGTTATTAAAAAACGAAATGGTTTGTGATGAACCCGAATATTGGGGTTACAATATTTTTGATTGCATAGAAAAAGATATTGCAATTTCGGATATTGTGAAAATCATAAAATCAACCGGAATTAAGGTTGTAAAATCCGACCATTTGGACGCATTTTTTGAATTGGTATTGATGGGATGCGGTGATTGCCCGGAATGTGGCGGGGAAATGGAAGTTGCGTACGGCGAATATAGACGATGCGGAGGCGATGGATATTTGACCCCATACGAATATGAAACAGTTTGGGAGGAAAAGAAATGCAGTAATTGCGGATATATAGAGAGTAACGAACCAAGTTATTAAAAGTATTTTGATATGGTAAGATTAAGAGTAAATGAAGCAATCGCCCGTTCGGAAGCAAACGGGAAAAAGGTATTGAAAAAGGATATTGCAGCCCGTTTATTTGAGGGCGCAAGCGAAAGCGCACAGCAGGTAAATATGACAAATCTTTGTAACGGGACAACAAAAAGGATTGTCCCTGAATGGGTTGTAATTATATGCAAAATGTGTGATTGTTCGGCGGATTATTTATTTGGGTTGTGCGATGAATAGGAAAAAGATAATTGAAAAGATGGAACGTATTGCAGATGCGTTCTTTTCTGAAAAATTCCAAGCAAAATTATATTTATGGGCTTTTGGAATGATGGGCGTATTTTGTTTTATAGGCGGATTTTGGAATAATATCCATTTTCTATTTTCTGCAATGTGTGGATTAATGTGTTATGTAACAATAAATTAATTAAAGAAATGAGAGCGAAAAGAAACGAACAAAAAGACATGAGTATTGCAAACGCAATAGGTAGTGCAGGGAATGCGGTTAAAAAGTTAGCGGAAGCAATGGGAAATTTGCCCGCTGATAAATTCCCGGAAATTGACGACGAACAACAAAAGATTGTTCCGGATATGGAGGCGTTGGAAATAGAACAACCCGCCGGGGCTTATGAGATTTTGCCGGGCATGACCGTTGAGGAAATGAAAGCAATGTTCTTTGACGGCGCATTGATAGAACCGCCGTATAAAGTTTGGCAGTTGAATAGCAAAGGGCACCGATATTATTACAAATATGACGAAAACGGAACGCCGGAGTTTTACCCGTCCGTTACAACGATTTTGTCGCAGACAATGCCGCAATCGCCTTTTCTGATAAAATGGATTGCCGACAAAGGTATTGACGAAGCGGAAAGATACAAGGCAGAACGGGCGGCATACGGAACGTTTATGCACGCACAATTTGAGGAACTTATAATTAACCGGGTTTACGATTTGGACGGTTTAAAAGCTAAATTGAAAGATTATATTGAGAATAACAAATTGCCCGCCGATTTTATATATTATGCCGACGATTTGAAAAAGGACGTATTGGCGTTTGCTCAATTCGTATTAGATTACGACGTGCGCCCGTTGGCGGTTGAAATTGCTTTAGTGCATCCATATTACAAGTATGCCGGAATGATTGATTGCCCGTGTACCATGTTGGCAAAGATAGGCGGCGACGAACGTATTAACGCAATCGTCGATTTTAAGAGCGGACGCAAAGGATTTTACGAGGAAAGCGAGATACAATTAGGGATGTACCGGGATATGTGGAACGTCAATTTTGAGCAATTCCCCGTTAACCGTATTTTCAATTTCAGCCCGAAAGATTGGCGCAAACGTCCGTCGTACAATCTGAAAGAACAAACGGATAGCCCCAATATACGGAAAATCCCGTATCTATTGGAAATTGCGGCTATTGAGGACGAAAAGAAAGATAATACGTTTACGTCGGTTAATGGCATGGTATTGTTAGACAATGCCCCGGATTTAACGCAAAACGTAATATCCTTATCGTTGGCGGAATTGATTAAAACGAAAGCCCCAAAGGAGGCGACCCCGGACGAAAACACGGACGCCGCCGAGAAAGTCAAGGCAGATGGTACGAATATAAAAACAATCAGTTGTGAAATTTTTATAGATAAAATTAACAATGCTGATGATAATTATTCTTTGTATCATACCACAGATATTGCACAAACATACGGCGTTAATTTGATTGATGAGGGATTAGATTTAGACCAACACCGTTGGTATAGTATAGCAACAAACATTTATAAATGTTCTGATGGGTATGTAAAAGTAAAAGGAGCATTTCAAAGTTTTTCGGAAATGCAAATGTGGTCGGATTTAGACGTACATTCAGAGGCGGAAAAATTGCAGGGAAAAGAATTGCAGGCATTTGAATTGAGAATGAAAGCGTATGAAATAGAGAACGCACCGGAACAATCCCCGGAACCAAACCAACAACCGGAACCGGAGGCAAAGAAAACAAAAACAGTAAAGAGAACAACGAGAAAAAAGGCAAACGAGGCGGAAAATAAGACCGTCAAGGAAAAGAAAACCGCAAAACGTACAATTACACCAAAAAAAGAAAAAGTGGCTAAAATCGAAGAAAAACAGCCTAAAAAGCCGGAACCCGTGACAAAGAAAGATTTGTTGAATACTGAAATTGATATATAAAAGCAAGGGGCGGAAAGCCCGCCCCCGTATCTTTTTCGCCAACATGGGCGATAAGATGATGCAAAAGTAAAAAATAATTTATATATTTGCAATGGGGATAGGTCGGAGTAGCTACCGACCGAAAGGGTAAGCCAACAGCCCGTCCCCATTTCTAATTTGTTGGCAGTTCTTAAAAGTTGGCAATTATGGAAAATGAAATTTGGAAAGACATTCCCGGATATGATGGGTATTATCAAGTTAGTAGCTATGGTAATGTAAGGTCATTAGAAAGACCTTATACAATTTGTTCAAAAACTATTATATCAACAAAAAGCAAAATATTAAAACAAGGAATAGTAAAGGGATATTATAACGTTGAATTAAATGTTAATGGAGTTGCAAAAAAAATTTTTGTACATAGACTTGTGGCATTAGCATTTATTCCTAACATTAATAATTTGCCTTGCATTAATCATAAAGATGAAAATCCATTAAATAATAGAATGGAAAATCTTGAATGGTGTACTATTGAATACAATTTGAAATATGGGACAAGGCAAGAACGAATTTCCAAAAATAGAAAAAGGAAGGTTTTACAATATTCCTCTGAAGGGGAATATATTGCAGAGTACGATGGGGCAATAGACGCTGAAAATGCTACTGGAATAAAAAGGCAAAATATAAGTAAAGTAATATTAGGAAAAAGACACACAGCCGGAGGATATATTTGGAAGAAAGGAGGCTCAAAATGAAAGGTAGAATAATGCGTAATGAACCAATAAATAGAATATCATTACCTATAATTGGGAAAATAAAAGTTGGCATAAAAGATGAAAAGGGATTGCCTAAAAGTATAGATTATTTTGTAAGCACCGGAAAATATGCAGGGCTATTTAATCAAGCATACGGGGATAAACCGCAAACAATACAAATAGTATTTGTTTATGATGAACCGGAAAAGTCATGCAGGGAAGAATATCAATATAGGGATGATGCGGGTAAATTGGTTGCATACGGCGACGGGGAAACGTTCTTTGTATGGAACGGGAAACAATATGCACAATACAGTACAAAAGATTATCCCGATTTAATGGCAGGCGTTGCGAAAAAACACCCAAACCGGGCTGTTAAGAATGGCGGCGACGGTTGGATTGTTACGTTGACCGTAACGTTTATTATTCCTTTGGTTCGTGGGGTTGCCGGGGTTTGGCAATTCATAACAAAGGGTACGGCGTCAACAATTCCAAATATACGGGACACGTTCGACGCAATGTTGCAGGAACGGGGATTTGTTAAGGGAATAGTTTGGGATATGAACGTACAATTTGCGGTTTCGCAAAAACCCGGCGACCGTTCCCGTTACCCGGTCGTTTCTATTGTGCCGAATGAAAGCGAGGGTAATTTGCGAAAGGTAACGGAAGCATTTAAACCCGTTAAGTTGTTGGAATGAAATAAAACCGCTATATTTGCGGTATGAAAATAAAATCAGTTGTCCGCTACCGACTGAAACGAAATAATGCTAATTATTAGCACGCCCCCGGTTTGATGCGTAGCGGCTCAAATTGGGGCTTTTCTTTTTTAATTATGACTTACAATATTTTGATTGACCAAAGATTCGCCGTTGCAAATGAACTGACTATTGTTCAAACAACAACGCTTGCAGCGTGTATGACATTGCCAACGTGGACTAATACAATTACGGTTGATGGCATTGTTTGGTATCAATATTCGGAAACAAAAATGGTAGATGATTTTCCGTTGCTTTTTTCAATCCCTAAAAGAGTTTACAAAAACATTAAAGAACTTGCAGACAGAGGATTTATTGAGTTGAGTTCTTTTGGGAAAACAAAGTATCTAAGATTTACAGAAAAATGTAAAACATGGAACAGAAGCGAAACGGACTTTAATCAGTCCGAAAACGGACTACAAGACTATAATATTAATATACAGCAGTCCGAAAACGGACTAAACAACAGTCCGAAAACGGACTTTAATCAGTCCGAAAACGGACTACAAGACTATAATATTAATAATAATAATATTAATAATACTATGGAGAAAGAGGCTAAAGCCTCAAAAGAAAATCCAAACGGATTTTCACAAGACAATTTTTCAAACGAAGAAAAAACAGTTAAAGCAAGTATTGTTTATGGGTTTACCCCGGAATTGTTGGACGTCAGAAAACAAGTAATTGATAAAGTTGATAATTACTTTGCAAAACTTGTATTCCCATTTGATAGCGATGAATTTAAACGGAACTTTTATATTTTGATGTGTCAACCGAAATGGAGAACGTCGCAAAAGAGTTTTTCAGCGATACAAGCAAACTTAAATGGTTTGAGTAAATACCCGGAAGAATTTGCGCTGATTCTGATAAAAGAAAGCATTTCAAAAGGTTGGGCGGCGTTAGAATATGATTCAACCCCCGAAAAATACGAAAAATGGGAAAAAATGAAACGTTCCGTAAAGACAGAGCAGCAAAGCAGCAAAGAAATTGCGGATATGATGAAGTATTTAAACAATGATTTTGATTGATATGGGAGCAATTGAAAAAAAAGAAAATACGGCGTTAGAAATATATAATACCAAGCCCGGAACAAAAGCCATTGAAGTACGCCGTAGAATGGTGCAATTGCCGGAGGTTGCCAAAGCATTAAACCCAGTTGAAAAATATGTTTTCGCAGCGTCAACAAAAACACCAATTGCGGAAATTGACGATGCAAAATTAGTTGAAAATCTTTCGTTACTGTTTAAGCGTATAGCAATAGACGTTGGTTATATAATACCACAGAATGAAAATGATTGGAATTATATACAATCCCGGTTGTTGGATATTCTGAAACGTTATTACTCAGATATGACGTTGGCTGATATTAAGATGGCTTTTGAATTGGCGACGACCGGAGAGTTAGACGAATATTTGCCGAAAGATAAACAAGGGAATACGGACAAAAACCATTATCAACAGTTCAACGCCGATTACTTTGCAAAGATTCTGAAAGCATACAAGCAAAAGCAGACAGATGTAATTGACAAAGCATACAAAGCTATACCGGAAAAAAACAATGAAATTTCGCCGGAGCAAATCCGGAGATTTGAGATACAAAGACAATGGCGGAACCGTTATATTTTCCTTTGCTACAAATACACCGGGAAATTAATATTGGGGCTAACTGATGATATGTTTTTGTATGAATGGTTGCAAAAATGCGGGTTGGCTGATGATGTACAAGTTAAAGAGGACGACCGAAAAGAAGCGTTTGCCCGGTATATGCAGCGTGTAGCCCGTGGAATGATAAACCAATATACAGCGTTTCAAGTTCGCCGAAAAGGAACCGAAAGCCCGGAAATTGATTTTACGGCGTTTGAGGTTGCCCGGAAAAAGGAGATTATAAAAGCATTTGACCGGATGATTGCCGAGGAAATGCAAGTTGATAACTACATGAAGTTTTAAATATGGAACTATTTATTGTTTGCTTTATAATTGGCGTAATAGGTTATTTTACAAAAGCGGGAGGATATAAAGATGAAAATTGAAAAATTTGGAAACATAACATTAATAAACGGGGATTGCATGGAGTTTATGCAATCCCAAAGTGATAAATCTTTTGATTTGGCAATTGTTGACCCGCCATACGGATTAGGCAAAAGAACTGTTGAGGGTGGAGGTAAAAATACACAAATAAGATTTATAAGTGACCTAAAAAGGACAAATTGGGATGATGAAGTACCAAGTAAAGAATATTTTGAAGAATTGAAAAGAGTATCAAAGAACGAAATAATATTTGGAGGTAATTATTTTAATTTGCCACCATGCAGATGTTTTATTGTATGGGATAAAGAAGTTTATATTCCGTCTATGTCACAAGTTGAATTTGCATATACAACATTTGATAGCCCCGCACGATTGGTTAAAATACCAAGTAGTGATAAGCATAGATTCCACCCGACGCAGAAACCTATAAAATTATATGAATGGATATTAATTAATTATGGTAAAACGGGACAAAAAATATTGGACACGCACGGCGGAAGTATGAGCCATGCAATAGCCGCACATAAATTGGGCTTTGATTTAACTATAATTGAAAAAGACCCGGTTTATTATGAACAAGCAAAGAAAAGATTAATTGAGTTTCAAAGACAGCAAGTTCTATTTTAATTATGAAAATTATAACATCTATTTCAAATAATATAAAAGGGATATCAAAGAAAGCGGGAGGTTATATATGGAAAAAAATATAAGAATTTCAGCAGTAGTGGGAATTGACCCGGGAAGCAATGGCGGTATTGTAACATGGCGACCAAATCAAAATATCAAGGCAATACAAATGCCAAAGGATTTAACAGATTTGCGTAATTATTTGGAATATCTGAAAACCATTTGTTCGCCAATTGTCTTTTTGGAAAAATTGAGCGTGCGCCCGGATGATATAACGCCGGGTGCCGATGGCGTCAATATGGGCAAATTGTATCGCATACAAAAAATGCTTGCAAATTTTGAACAGCTAAAAGCAACCATTGCGGTTTGCGATGTTCCGTTTGTTATGGTACACCCTATGAAGTGGCAAAACGAATTGAAATTGCGAGCAAAGACGACCCGGAAAAAGGAGGAAAAGAACGAGCGAAAGCGCAGATACAAGGAAATTGCCGGGAATTTATACCCGGAGTTGAAACCGACATTGTGGAACGCCGATGCAACGTTGATAATGCACTTTGGACGATACATTTTGCGCAACAATCCGGATTGGGTGCGGGAAAATTTGCCCGCCAAAATGTATGAACGCCTTTTTTAGCCCCGTAGAACGATTTTATTTTATTAGTGGATAAAATGTATATGGAAAAAGAAAAAGCCCCGCAAATCGAAAATCCGGATAAAATAACGTTGGAAGAGTTCGCCGAGTTAGTAAAACAGATGCGGCACAACCAACGCAGATATTTTGAACAGCGCAGACCGGAAATTTTGGAAACGTGTAAACGGTTGGAACATGAAGTTGATGCAATTGTTGCTAAACTGACAGACAAACAGATGTATTTGTTTGATTTATCCCGGATATGATTCCGGGATTTTTTTGCCAAAATAAAAAGAAAAATATTTGGTAGTTAAAAAAATATACGTAACTTTGTGCCGTTGAGATACAACGAACCGACCGGGCGGGTTCCCGGATAAATTATAAAGCTATGATTAAAAGAAAGCAAATCAAGGTTAGCAGAGAAAGAGCGATAACAATTGCAATGAACCACAATTGCGTATCAAAAGAGATTGAGCAGAATTACACTGATTCAGAATTGAAAGAAGTATTGAGGCAATTAAAATTAAAACCGGGTTTCTGATGGCAAAGTTTGTTGATGATATGGGGGCGACCCGTCACGCAATGAGTTATGACGAATTAAACGAGTTATACAAGCGATTGGATAATTTCATTGCTGATTGCACGGTTGAGGAAGCGAAAGAAAGCCGGGACGCATTTGTTAAGGTGCAAACAATGATACACCAAAGAATGAGAGAAACAAAAAAATAATATTAACCGCAGGGGGAAACCCCGGCACAAACCGAGAGCAAAAATGATAGTTAAGAAATTAGAATTGGTAAATTTCCAAGTAATTAAGGAGTTTAACGCAGATTTTGACGGTAACGTTTATTTCATTACCGGAGATAACGAGTTGGGAAAATCAACCGTTTTGAAAGCAATTGGGGCTTTGTTGACGGGGAACCGTGATGCTGTATTGAGAAATGGCGAAAGCAAAGGTTTCGCAAAAATGATTGTCGGCGATGATGGCGAGGAATACGAGGTTGAATTGAAGTTCACAAAAGCAAACCCACGTGGTACGTTATCCATTAAATCAAAGACAACCGGAATGAAAAGCGATAATGTTTCAATGTTGCAAAAGATTTTCGGATATACTGATTTTGACGCCGTGGAATTTTCCCGTTGGTCTGAAACAGCGGAGGGACGCAGAAAGCAAATTGAAGTAGTCAAGGCTTTATTGCCCGAAAATGTACGTAAACGTATTGCAGAGATTGATAACGAGGTTGCAGGGCTTAAAACGGAGCGTACCGGAGTGAACCGGGATTTGAAAACGTACAAATCAATATCAGATGCAGCAGGGCAAGGATTGACAACGCAGGATTTGAAAACGTATGCCAAACCAAAGGATATTACCGAATTGATGAAAGAGCAACAGCAGAACGCACAATTGATTGAAAAGGCGAAAACGGTACGTTCGGCATTGGCGCAGAGAACACAACAGTTGGCAGAAATTCCGGCACGTTTAGAAGCCGCAAAAGATTCATACGACAAAGCAATTGAGGCAGCAAAAAAAGCAATGGAAATTGCGGAAAGTACATACAAAGAAACGGTTTCGCAAATAGAGGCAGAGAAAGCGGATTTTGAAAAGCGCAAAGCAAATGCCGAAAATTGGTTGTCTAATTATGAGGAAAACAACCCGGAAAAGTTAGACACGGCGGAACAATTGAGAAAGGCAGAGGAACACAATAAAATGGCTGCAAAGGTTGCCGATTATGTTGCAAAGAAAAAGCAGGCAGACGATAAAAAGGCGGAAGCCGAAAAGATGGATTCCGATATTGCCAAGTTATCGGCAGAGCGAGAAAAGCTAATTGCGACGTCAAAATTGCCAATTTCCGGGCTATCATTTACAGATGATGGATTGGTATTAAACGACGTCCCATTTGTCGCCGGAAAGGTTTCCGATTCGCAGATTATGGAGGTTGCCGCAAAACTTATTATTGCAAGCAATCCAACCGTTAAGGTTTTTCGCATAGCGAGGGGCGAAAGTTTGGGCGAAAAGAGATTGCAAGCAATTATTGATATTGCCAAAAAGAACGGTTTTCAAGGATTCATTGAGGAAGTAAAGAGAGGGCAGGACGATTTAATTATTGAGGAATACAGCGAAACCGAGTAATTAACCGGGGGGACGGGTTCCCGTTCCCCTTAATAGCAAAAACAATGGCATATACATTGAACGAAAATTTGAAACGTTGGGCGGAACAATACGAAACCGCCGAGGTTCGGGAAATATGGGAAAGTCGGGAAAAAGCCCGCAAAGCATTGAAAGCAACCGAGCGTTTGAAAGCGCACCCAATCGACGGGTTGCACAATGCCGGATTGTTGGAGCCGGGCGAATTTGTTGTTGCATTTGCAAAAGTATTGGATAAGCGGGAAACGAAGTTATCACGGGCGGAACGGGACGTTATCCATACAATCGGAATGACAGCGTTTAATAAGACAATGAAAAAATTAATAGCCGATGAAAAAGCGAGAAATAACAGCAACGGGGACAATAAACAATAACGGCGGGTTGGCAATGTACATGGGGGAATTAAACGAGTTTTTCAAGGGTTGGAAAGGTTCCCGCATTATTGCCCGGTTTATTGTAGCGTCCCCCGGTTCGTCCGAGGCTTTGAAAGGGTATTATTTCAACTATGTTGTACCGACGTTTAAGCACGCAATTTGGGAGGCGGGCGAACGTCTTACAGAGGAACAAACCGAACGACGTTTGAGGGAATTTTCGCCGATAATGTATGAGCAAACCCCAAACATTGATACTGGGAAATACGAAACACGTTTGCGTACAATTGCAGAGTTAAGCAATGCGGAATTAATAGAGCATATCGAATTCCTAAAACAGCTTGCAAGTGAAGAATACTATTTGTATATTGCAGACCCAAACGAAATGTAATATAAAAATAGTGTAATATGGAAATTTGGAAAGATGTACCCGGATACGTTGGGTTGTATCAAATTAGCAATTACGGGCGTGTAAAATCTGTTTTCAGAAATGAGATTTGCGGTAATATGAATAGAAAAAGAAATGAAAAAATATTAAAACCATCATTAAGGAAAAGATATTATTTTGTTTCGTTGTCTAAAAACGGAATAAAGTACAATGCGGTAATTCATAGATTAGTTGCGGCGGCTTTCATTCCGAACCCGGAAAACAAACCATGTATCGACCATATCGACGGCGACCGAGCCAATAACCATGCAGATAATTTGCGTTGGGTTACGGCTAAAGAAAATTCTAATAATTATAATGCCCCCAACACATATAAGGGCAAAAAAATAAATAAAGGCGGTAAAGCCGTTTTGCAATATGATTTAGAGGGTAATTTTATCAAAGAATGGGTTACTACGATGGAAATACAACGGCAACTTAATTATCATAGAAGTAATATTTCTAATTGCTGTAATGGTTTAGTAAAAACCGCATATAATTATATTTGGAGGTATAAAAATGAATGAATTAAATGACAAATCCCCGATGCCACAAGGTAAATTTAAGGGGCAACCGATGGAAAACGTACCGTATTGGCATTTGCTTTGGTTGGACGGAAAACCGTTTTGTAACCGGGACGTCCAAAAGTATATAGACGAAAACCGGGACGTTTTAGAAGTTGAGAAAAAGCGGGATAAATACCGCAATGAGAGCGAAAGTAATAATTAACGATTTAATAATTTAAGGTTATGCAAAAATTTGAATTAAAAGACATTTGTTTTTTCGATTGCGAAACAACAGGAGTACCCGCAAAGGGTTTGAAATGGGATGCGGATTTTAACCAATTCCCGCACGTCGTACAATTGGCGTGGTCGTTGGGCGATAAGGAAAAAAGTTATATTATCAAACCCGATAATTACGAGATACCCCCGGAAACAACCGCAATTCATGGTATAACAACCGAACGGGCAATTGCCGAGGGCGTGCCGTTTGCCGAGGTTGTGGACGAATTTTTAGCGGATGCCAACGCCGCCCCGCTTGTATGTGCGCACAACATTTACTTTGATAGTTCAATGTTAAAAGCAAACGTTTTGCGCTATTGTGGACGGGAATATTACGACGCACATGTTGAGGACGCATTACATAAGGGTAAACGCATTGATACAATGATGAAAACAATTAAGTTTGTCGGCGCATTGTATTCAAACGGGCGACCGGGAAAATATCCCAAATTAGAGGAATTATATAGTAAGTTATTCCCCGGCGAAACATTCCCGGCGCATGACGCATTAGAGGACATAAGGGCGTTGCGCCGTTGCGTCCCGGAATTGGTTAATTTGGGGATTATTGAGTTAGCGCAAAAGGAATACCCGGCGGAACAACTCAAAGCCCAATTTGAGCCGGAAAAGCCCAAAGGCGGGCGCAATATTGAGTTCCACGACCCCAACCCGGTAACGGAACCAATCGGAACCGGGGAACCGTCCCGGAACCAACCCCGGAACCGGAACGCCCGGCGGTTCCGTCGAATAGTAAGACACGGGAATTATTGGACGAAACAGAATTTTAAGTTATAAAACCGTTCAGGGCGTATTCCCGGTAACAATCAAATAATTAAAAAATGAGCGAAGAAAAAAAAGCCGCAAACGTTATGTTGATACCAAGCGAAAAGGCGTTTGCATTGTCGAAAGTCAAGACATTAAAGGATGGCGGGTTAGACGTACATTATGAAGTTACCGAAACAATCGGTAATGAGAGTTACACGAACAAATACCACGTCGAAAGTGCAAAGGACATACACCCGGATTTGCGGGATTGTTTCGACCGTTTGCGCCCAATCATGGGACGGATTTTTAATATTACGTCCTTTCTTTCAATGGTTGAAACGTCCGATTTCAAAGCAACCAAAAAGCAAAGCGAGTTATCACGGGATTTTGCCGACGAAATGTTGAAAAACATAGAGGTTCGGGGCGTGTCCTTTTCCGGTCAAGATGATAACGTAGGGGTTGTTTTAACCGGGTTGTTTACCGTTTCAAACAATCAAAAAACCGCTATCAATTCCCCCCGACTTAAATTCAATACGGAAACGTTCGGGTTTGAGGAAGAATTAGAAGAAATTGTCGCCGATATTGAAACCGAGGTTTACGCCTTTTTATTCAAAGGCAAAAAGGCGCAATTGGAGTTGTTCGGGGCTGATGGCGAACCCGCACCGGGTTTGGTCGCAGAACCGGAAAAGGAGGGCGGATTGTTCCCGGAGGTCGGCGACCCGGCTAACGAGGACGACCCGGAGGACGAAACGGCGGATATGTAAGCAATGGAGCCGATATTGCTAACAGACCGGGAGGAATATCAATTTGTAACCGATAGGGGGTTTTGCCCCCTATTGGATTACAAGCGGTTTACAATGGATATTCGGTTGCGTGTCGAAATCCAACGGGAATTGTTCGGGCATTGCGTTTTTGGTCGTGGGAATATCCCACAGGCAAACGAACGGTTTTTCCGGTGGGTTTGGGAGCATAAGCCGCACAGATGCGAGGAATGTTTAAAGCCGTTACGGAATTATTCCGCCGTTTATTGTTCGCATATATTGACCCGTGGAGCGTTTCCCGAAATGGCGCATGATGCAAGAAATATAAATATACTATGTTTTGAACATCATTCATGTTGGGAGAATGGGGATAAAACGAAAATGCGTATATATTCCGGCAATATGAGAATGATTGAATTAATGAAAAATGAGTATGCAAATTTGGAAAGATATTGAGGGTTACAAAGGACATTATCAAATTTCTAATTATGGCAATGTTCGTTCCTTAAAAAAGGATGCGTTTCTAATGAAAGGCGGATATTTGAAAGGATATAAAATAATTAGTTTATGGAAAAATGGAACCGGGAAAATGTTCCGTGTTCATAGATTAGTTGCGGCGGCTTTCATTCCGAACCCGGAAAACAAACCATGTAT